TGCTTTTAAATTCATCGAAGAAGACCCAACCTTTTCATCAGATAATTTAGTTCAACAGTGTGGAGACTATTCAAACTTACCCAATTGTGAGAAAGTGGATAATGTTCCGGAAGGACAGATAGTTTTCTTGTCAAAGAAAACGAAGCTGTCGCGAAGCCTTTTGTTTGACCGTTTGGATAAGAAGACGAAGAAATATCCACCTATTTTAACGCGTTTTGACCCGCGTGCTGGAGGGAAAGACCCAGTAAATGAGTCCTTAATTGACGTTTTATCAACTATTCATCCAGAAGTTGACGAGGAGTTAGTCGAAGGAATAGCGGAGGATGTCTACCATAATCATTATCAAATAGACTATCCGATAGGAGTGAGGAGACTGACATTTGAGGAGGCTTGTAAAGGAATTCCAGGAGTTTTGTCCTCTTTGAAGACTGATACATCATGTGGTTACCCATTGCTCTTTAGTCGACAGAAGAAAGGAAAGAAAGATTTCATTTGGTTTGACGAGGAAGGTGAATTCCATTATGAAGAGAGTTTCAAGCAGATGGTTTTGATGAAAGTCGTTGAAATGGAGAATTATGATGGGACACAGGATATCGACCATGTGTTTATGGGTTATTTGAAGGATGAGTTACTGTCAGAGGCAAAGATTCGAGATTGTCGAGTTCGAATGATCTTTGCTAATGATTTGATAGCTTTAGTAGCTTTCCGAATGCAATTTGGATCTATTTTAGCGGCTTTCAATAATTCACGAAACATTCCATCAGCAATAGGTATCAATCAATACTCATACGATATGCAGGCGATCTACAACTATTTGGTTCCAGTAGGGAAAAATTTTGTGGCCGGCGATTATAAGAGTTTTGATAAGCGACAACATCCTGTATTTAGAGATCACGCATATGGAGTCATTTTCAAACTTCTTCAGGAGTCCGATATCAACCCCAATTGTTTTAAATTTCTCTTTGACCATGAGACAAACACACCTATGCAAGTCGGCAACAAACGTATCTGGACTGTTTCTAATCATATGAGTGGCTGTTTCTTCACGACCATCCTTAATTGTATCATCAATGAAATGTATATGCGTTTTGTTTTTCATCATCTTTATCCAGCTCTCAAGTTCGACGACCATATTCGAATGAAAGTTCTGGGCGACGATCACATCTTGGCTTGTAGTGATAAAATTGAGTTTTTCCCAACCCGAATTGCTCCAGTTTTAAAACTTATCGGACAGGAATATACATCAGCAATTAAGGATCAGCCACTGGAGGATCATTACATTCAGTTTGAGGAGGTGACGTTCTTAGGAGCCCATCCACGGGTGCTTTTCGGACAGTACAC